GACGTGGTTGATCGGTTCAAGGACGAGGATCGGTTCTACTTCCCCCACAACCTCGACTTCCGGGGCCGCGCCTACCCAGTGCCGATCCTGCTCCAGCCGCAGGGTACCGACGTGGTCAAGGGCCTAATCCGGTTCGCGGACGGCAAGCCTCTGGGCGAGGACGGCGAGTACTGGCTGGCCATCCACGGGGCGAACTGCTTCGGGGTGGACAAGGTCTCGTTCACGGCCAGGCGCGATTGGGTGGAACAGCACTGGCGCATGATCCAAGCGGTCGCCCTAGACCCTCTCGGGTTCCGCTGGTGGGCAAACGCGGACAACCCGTGGTGCTTCCTCGCGTTCTGCTTCGAGTGGGCCAACAGGTTCACCGAGGGGTTCGTGTCGCACCTCGCCGTGGCGCTCGACGGTTCCTGCAATGGGCTCCAGCACTTCTCGGCCATGCTCCGCGATCCAATCGGGGGCCGTGCCGTGAACCTGATCGACAGCGAAGAACCGCAGGACATCTACCAGCGTGTTGCGGACGTTGCCACGGAGAAACTGCGTCTTATTGCGTGCACTACCGCAGAGGATGATCCTTTCCAGAAGGAAGGACAGCCGACACCCCACGACCGGCAGCGCTGGGCATACGGGTGGACGCAGTTTGGCCTCAACCGGAAGATCACCAAGAGGCCGGTCATGGTCCTACCCTACGGTGGAACACCACGCTCGTGTCTCAAGTACGTGCAGGAGGCGGTCGATACGCGCATCAAGGAGGGGCAGGAGCAGAACTTCGGGGAGGAACTGAAGAAGGCTACCGGCTACCTCAGCATGACCGTCTGGGACAGCATCGGGGACGTCGTCGTCGCAGCCCGACAGGCCATGGACTGGCTACAGGGTGTGGCTCGGACGCTCTCGAAGGAGAACAGATCGCTGTCATGGCGAACTCCGTCAGGCTTCGTCGCCCATCAGGAAATACGGAACATGAAGCAGCGTCAGGTCAAGACCAAGCTCCATGGTACCGTCATCCGACCGGCCATCTACGAAGAGACTGACGACCTCAACGCCTCGAAGCAGGCAACCTCGGTCAGCCCAAACTTCGTCCATAGTCTCGACGCGGCGGCTCTGTTCCTGACCGTCCACCGTCTTAGTAAGGATGGGATCAAGCACTTCGCCATGATCCACGACAGCTATGGCACCCACGCATGTGACGCGACTGCGCTGGCCAACGCGCTCCGCTCTGAGTTTGTCGGGATGTACGAGGGCGATGTCCTCAACGGCTTCCTCGACATGCTCGACCTAACCGACATCGAACTCGAACCGAGGCCGTCCATGGGGACGCTCGATATAAAGGAGGTGCTGAACTCCCGTTATTTCTTTGCCTGAACCCGTGCACTATCGCTGATAATGCGATGGTGACCGAATAGGTACTGCACTAGCTCATTTCGATTTCACGAAAGGTAACCTAACAATGAAACATAAGATTACCCTAAGGTTTGGGGCTGCTCACAACAGTCTCACGGTAGGCGACGTAAGCCTCACCATGAACGACCTCAGTAAGGACCAGCGATACGAAGCTCGCAAGGCTTTGATCGAAGGCCTTAAGTCTGAGCGTTACTTCAGCCGGGACGCCATGCAGCGCAACCGGGATCTCCGAAAGGTGTCAGCATGACGGAGATACACTACGCGATCCTGTCCATCGACATCCTGCTGGTCCTCCTGCTGGCCGTCACAATCTACGACAATCTCTCGGGAGGCCCTCATGCCCCGGCTTAGGCTCAACCGAGACAAGATCAACCTTGCCCGTCCTCGCGAAGTAGCGGCGGCGGTCATGATGACGCTCAACGGCCTTCAGGACTACACCCCTGAAATTCAGGTCATGGGCGCAGCGGCGGTGTTCCTCGAATTAGCCGAGGCCCTCGACATTCCTCCTCAGGAAGTCTTCGCCGCAACGAAAAATCTCATCGCAGGCCAGGACGGCAAGCGCACCGAGTTCACTGCAATCCAAGACTACATCCAAGGAGAGATGATTTGACGAAGACGACCTTCAAAGCTGGCGACAAAGTTGTTTTCCTTAACCGCCCCGGCAACGAGAAGTACGGGAGCATACACCACCTTACCGTGGGTAAGACCTACGAGGTTCTTTCTATCACCCCAGAAGGTGACTGCGTCCGCATCAAGGATGATCGCGGGACTAAAACTTCCGGCTTCTTCTACCGCTTCGCGTTGGCCAAGGACGCGAAGTTCAAAAAAGGCGACCGCATCGTTCTGACCGACACCACGTCGATGGACTACGCCCTGACCAAGGGTAAGACCTACGAGGTCCTGAAAGATCAGAACTTCTCTGATTGTGTCGCAATCTCCGACGACGATGGGTCGTGGGCCGCTCCGTACGCATGGCGCTTCACGCTGGAGGTCAAGCCGAACTTCAACAAGGGCGACTACGTCACCTGCCTCAACAACGCCCTCTACGAAGACAAGCTGACGGCTCGCGGCATCTACAAGGTGATTGACGCCTACAGCACCCACGGCTTCGACTACATCAGGGTTGAAGGTCGCGGCGAAGTCACCGTCACTGCCCACTCCAGTCGCTTCAAGCTGTGGGCAGCGGCTGAGGAGTTCTCTAAGCACCCGCCTGAGTTCCCAAAGAAGACCCTCTGGAACCCGAAGAGCGACCCGAAGAACAGTTCTCTCGCGGCCCTGGCTCTCCAGACGACGACCACCAAGGCGGCACCCCCGACAACCCCGCCTATAATGGGTCTGTATATCCCGACCTCGGTCATCAACGGCTTGGTCGAGGACTACGTCAAGAAGCACTACGGCATCCACCAGAAGGTCGACAAGGTCCACGGGGGCACCGAGTACATCGACGTGGTCTTCGTTAAATGAGGGAGCCTGTATCGCCGCCCGTCGCTCGGGCCATCATCCTCTGGAAGCGCGACCAGTCGCTTCCGGTAGACCTCTACATCCAACTGCGCAACGAGGGGCACAACGTCGAGCGCCTCGAAGCCAAGTACCGCCAGTCCTGACGCCATAGCTGCGTCTTATTCGCTGCACTATCGCACTTAGTTCACAAAGGAACACATTACGCATGGCAAAGAAGCCTAAGAACCCCTTCGCAATCCGCATCACCACCCCGGCTGCACCGGCAGTCTTCCCGAAGCTCGACCTCGCCAACCCGGACTACGGCAGCACGCAGTACCCGATCAAGGGCGGCGCGTTCTCCTGCCAGCAGCGCTTCGTCGCCAGCGATCCGGCTGTCGCAGCCATGCTCAAGAAGATGACGGCGGCACTCGATGCCTTCGAGGCTGAGGCACAGGCCCAGTTCGACGCCCTCCCGGTGGCTGCACGAAAGAAGATCGGCGGCATCAAGCGGGCCGACTTCGTCAACATCCAGTACGACGAGGAAGAGAACGAGACCGGCGAGATCATCATCAAGTTCAAGATGGGTCACTCGGGCACCACCAAGGCCGGTAAGGAATGGAAGCGTTATCCGCAGTTGATCGACGCCAAGCTCCAGCCGATCAAGAAGGGCACGGCTATCTGGGGCGGCTCCACCGTCCGCATCTCCGCTGACATCGTCCCGTACTTCAAGCCTGCCGATGGCGAGTACGGCATCTCGCGCTTCCTCGAAGGTGTTCAGGTGATCGAACTGGTCTCCGCTGGTGGCCGCTCGGCCAAGGACATGGGCTTCGACGAAGAGGACGGCTACGAGGCCGCGAACGACTTCCACGACGAAAGCTCGGACGACGAAGGCACCAACGACAAGACCGAGGACAAGACCCCGGCTGGCTCGGACGACTTCTGATCTTGGCACGCAAGCCAACCAAGGCGCAGGCCGCGAAGCTCAAGGGCTTCCGGTCTGGGCTGGAAGACGAAACGGCGGATGCCCTCAAGGCGCAGGGCATTCCATTCGAGTACGAGAAGATGAAGATCGAGTACGTCAAGCCTGCACGTAAGGCCAAGTACACGCCCGACTTCAAGCTCCTCTCCAACGGGATCATCGTTGAGACCAAGGGCCGCTTCGTGACCGAGGATAGGCAGAAGCACATCCTCGTCAAAGACCAGCACCCAACCCTCGACATCCGCTTCGTGTTCTCGAACTCGCGGACCCGTATCTCCAAGCAGTCCAAGACGACCTACGGCATGTGGTGCGAGACCCACGGCTTTCTCTACTCCGACAAAACCATCCCCGCAGCGTGGCTGCACGAAGCTCCGAAAGGCATCCAATGATCAAGTCCATCATCGCTAACTTCCGCAAGCCGACCACCGAAGCCGCCCTTGGTTCACTCGCCAAGACCCTTGAGCAGCTTGACGCTGTCGTCAAACACGAGAACGCCCTGGCCGACTATCACGCCGTCGAGAGGGCCAAGCACGACGCCGCCGAGGATGTCGCCATGGTGGCCGCTGACCGCGCCTCGCGTATCGCCACCCGTCTGGCTGCGTTGCTCGCATGAGGAACTACCCCGTGAACCCACCACGCACATCGAAGAAGCTGGCTGACGGCTTCGAAGTCAAGCCCGCAGACAACGGCGGCTGGCTCATACTCACCCGCCTGGAGCCGGGGGCCTTCGGCACGACCTACGGGGCCTTCACCTACACCGAAGACCTCATCGACTTCCTCACCGACGAACTGAACGGAGAGTAAATGCGCTCGATCACCATAGACGAACTGAAGGAACTCGCCAGCAAGCTCCCGAACGCCAGGGAGAGCCTCGGTCGTCCCTACCATGTGATGCGTGATCCCTACTACCGGGGGATGTACGACTATAGCGGCTATATCGACTATGGCGGGGCCACCTCCAACAAGGTGACCTTTAGGCCAGAGCGGGGCCATCTCGACGGCTCCCTGATCCACTACTGGACCCACAACTCCGTGATCGTGCGGGTGGACGTCTAACCTTTGCAAGAGAGCGAGTTCGTCCGCAAGGAGCCGTGCCCATCGTGCGGCTCCAGAGACAACCTAGGCCGATATAGCGACGGTCATGCGCACTGCTTTGGCTGTGGCTACCGTGAACGTGGAGAAGGAATGGAAGATACGACAACGTCACCACCGCGTGACAAGGCCAAGGGCCTCCTACCGATTGGCGAACCCAGTGACTGGGCCAGCCGCAAGATCGACCTTGAGAGCGCCACCAAGTGGGGCTTCACACGCTCCGAGATGGGCGGCGAGAATGTCCGCATTTTCAACTACCGAAACACTGCACAGCAGATCGTGGCCCAGAAGGTGCGCACGGCGGACAAGGACTTCAAGTTCCTAGGCGACACGAAGAACGCAGGCCTGTACGGCATGCACCTCTGGCGTGACGGCGGGAAGAAGATCGTGATCACCGAGGGTGAGATCGACGCCATCTCCATCAGCAAGGCGCAGAACCACAAGTGGCCTGTCGTCTCCGTCCCGAACGGGGCACAGGGCGCATACGCTTCGTTGCAGAAGAACCTCGAATGGCTCCAGAAGTTTGACGAGGTCATCCTCTGCTTCGACATGGACGAGCCGGGACGTGAAGCCACCGACAAGTGCGTGGGCCTCTTCGAACCGGGGAAGTGCAAGACGGCGATCCTGCCACGTAAGGACGCCAACGAGATGCTCATGCACGGAGAAGTGCAGAAGCTCATCGACTGCCTCTGGGGTGCCAAGGTCCTTCGACCGGACGGCATCGTTGACGGGGTGGATCTCTGGGACGTCATGACCGAGGAGGACAAAGAGGAAAGCTTCACGCTTCCTTGGAGCAAGATCAACGAGATGACGCTCGGTGGCCGCGACGGCGAAGTCATTACCCTGACCTCAGGTTCCGGCATGGGCAAGTCCGCAGTCATCCGCGAGATAGGCGATCACATCCTCAGGACCACCGAAGACAAGATCGGCATCCTGATGCTGGAGGAACCGATCAAGCGCACAGCCCTCGGCCTCGTGGGCATTCGTTTGTCCAAACCCATCCACCTTGACAGAAGTCTCGTTAGTGCAGAGGAGATGCGACGTGCGTACGAAGCGACGATTGGTAGTGGTCGAGTGTTCCTGTACGACCATTTCGGTTCTACCAGCAGCGATAACCTCTTGGCTAAAATTAGGTATCTGGCCAAGGGATGCGGTTGTAAGCGTATCTTCCTCGACCATCTCAGCATCGTCGTGTCTGGTCAGGAAGACGGAGACGAGCGCCGAAACATAGACTTCATCATGACCGCACTGGCCACCTTGGCCCTCGAATGCGGCATCACGATCTTCCTCGTCACACACCTGAAGCGCCCCAGTGGCGACAAGGGTCACGAGCAGGGGGCTGAAGTCTCCCTCGCGCAGCTTCGCGGTTCCCACTCCATCGCGCAGCTATCCCACACCGTCATCGGCATCGAGCGCAATCAGCAAGCTGTCGAAGAGATCACGGTCATGGGCAAGACCTATCAGGTCAACGCCATCACCACCCTGCGTGTCCTCAAGTGCCGATGGACCGGCGAGACTGGCCTAGCTGGCTGGCTCTCCTACGACCGGAAGACGGGACGTCTCTCTGAGATGCTCTCCGATCCGTACGCCGACAAGGCACAGAAGTCGAACCGGCCTGCTGTGTCGGACTTCGAAGATGAAAGCGGAGACATACCATTCTAACCCATGATCACACGAACGAAGCCATAGCCACCAACGTCCGCGTCAAGCGTACCGGCGACAACATCACCCTGTCCTTCCGCACCGCGACCATCGTCCTCTCCTTCGAGGGGGCGGCTGCGGTTGCTCAGGCCCTACTGGAGGTTACCCCACATGAAGCTAGCCGATAAACTCGCAGACATCATCCTCGCCGAGAAGGAAACCAACCGGCAGTTCTACAACAAGGTCAAGGAGTTGGAGCGGGACATTCAAGGACTGGTAATGCAGACCATGAAGATAGGCGATCTGGAACGGGCACTGAAGGCCGCGCAGGCTGAAGTCCTCACGCTCGACAAGATGCTTCAGGATGAACTGCGCCTGAAGAAGCAGACGGACTTCGTTTCCGACATCGACCAGTTGGACCTGTTCATCTGATGCAGACACTCGTCTTTGATATCGAGAGTGACGGCCTGATCCCCGAGATGACCAAGGTCCACTCCCTGGTCATCAAGGACATCGAGAGCGGCGAAGTCTGGTCATGCTGGCCGTTCGACGCTGAGACAGAGCATCCCTACCACACCATCGTGTTTGGATTGAAGATGCTCATGGACGCCGAGTGCATCGCTGGCCACAACATCCAAGGCTTCGACATCCCGGCGATCCAGAAGATCTACCCGTGGTTCAAGCCTAAGGGGCGCATCCTCGACACGGTCATCATGTCCCGCATGATGTACCCCGACATGCGTGACGCCGACTTCCGGCAAGCAGAGAAAGGCGACTGGATACCGGGGCAGCACTTCGGCAAGCACGGCCTTGAAAGCTGGGGCTACCGCCTCGGTCTCTGGAAGGGCGACTACGGTGCCATGCGTAAGGCTGAAGGCAAGGCGCTCGGGCTGACCGGCGCGGAGCTTACGGCCTACGTCTGGGGCACATGGTCGAAGGAGATGCAGGACTACTGCGAGCAAGACGTTGAGGTAACCGTTGCACTCCTGCACAAGTTGCAGAAGAAGAACTTCTCCGATGAGAGCATCCAACTGGAACACGACGTCCAGCGGATCATCTCCCGGCAGGAGGCCCACGGCTGGGCGTTCGACGAGAAGGCGGCTGCTGAACTCTACGGCAAACTCCGTGGGGCTCAGTCCGACATCGAGACCAAGCTGGCCGAGTTCTTCGCTCCGTGGTTCCGCTACGAGAAGGTGATGACGCCGACGATCAGCCGGTCAGTCAAGCGCACTGATCTGGACATCACGATCACCGAGAGGCGCTTCGGGAAGAACGGCAAGGAACTCGCCCCATACGTAGGTCCCGTCAAGGAACACTACGAGGAAGGCGCGGCCTATACCAAGGTCGTCCTGAAGCCATTCAACCCCGGCTCGCGGCCCGACATCGCCAACCGCCTGAAGACACTCTACGGCTGGGAGCCAAAGCTCTTCACGCCCTCGGGTGATCCCAAGGTGGACGACGAGGTCCTGAGTACCCTCAAGTACCCAGCGGCTCCGCTCCTCACCGAGTACCTCGAAATAGCGAAGCTCACAGGCATGCTATCCGAGGGCAAGGAGGCGTGGCTCAAGGCTGTCAGGAATGGCCGCATCCACGGTCGCGTGTCCACCATGGGCACCGTCACCTCACGCATGACGCACAGCAAACCCAACATGGCCCAAGTCCCCTCGGGGAAGATAAAGTGGGGCCATGAGTGCCGCGCTCTGTTCACTGCGGACAAGGGCCAGGTTCTCGTGGGCTGTGACGCCGACGCCCTCGAACTGCGTTGCCTCGCTGGCTACATGGCCAACTGGGACAAGGGTGCGTACATCAAGACCATCCTTGAGGGGAAGAAGGAAGACGGCACGGACATGCACACGCTCAACGCCAAGGCGCTGGGCTGCGACCGTGACACCGCCAAGACGTGGATCTACGCCATGCTCTACGGTTCCGGCGACCTCAACCTCGGCTCCGTCCTAGGCGTCAGGGGTCCTGACCCGAAGGTGGCCGGTGCTGGCAAAGCTGCTCGCAACAAGCTGATGAAGGCCTTCCCGGCTCTCAAGCACTTGGTCGAGACCTGCAAGTCTCGGGCAGGCACTGGTAAGCTCAAGGGCCTCGACGGGCGCTACGTGCCCATCCGCTCGGCACACTCCGCACTCAACACGCTCCTGCAATCTGCCGGGGCGATCATCATGAAGAAGGCACTCGTCATCCTTGACGCGAACCTTCAGGAACTCGGGCTAACCCCCGGTGATGACTACGAGTTCGTAGGCAACATCCACGACGAATGGCAGATCTCCTGCGACCCCGGCATCTCCGATCTGGTTGGTAAGACCGCCACAGAGGCGATCAAGCTGGCCGGGGATGCACTCAACTTCCGCTGCCCGCTCAAGGGTAATTACGACATCGGCCAGAACTGGGGAGAGACCCACTAAGTGAAACAGCCTAAGGGCGAGTATCTCTACGTACTCGTCCACCCAGACCACAATAACCTCTGCAAGATCGGCAAGACCTGTAGCCCAATCGACCGGCTCCGTGTCTTCAACACCTCTGACCCATACAGGAGATTTTCCTTTGCCCATACCGAACCTGTCTTTGATAGCCGCTTGGGTGAGCAGGCTGTACATCGCCTGTTGGCTTCGCATCGCCTCGGTAAGACGGAGTGGTTCAAGCTCCACGCCGACGACGCCATACGTACCCTTCGTTCCCTCCACTCCTCCACCGTTGTCACAGGCTGACGAGGCCGCAATGGAAGAGAACCTCACCAACACCTACGGCATCAGGAGCATCTACGCATGAGACGCAAACGCAAGAGTATCGCCAACATCGAGAACAAGTACGTCCGACGTGCGGCCCTCATTGGCATCACGCCATTCATCTACGTCGCCGCAGTGCTCCTCGGTTCCCTCTACGGGATCATTGAGTGCGCCTCGGATATCCCGGCGCTGGTGCGTGAAACTTGGTGAAGCGCACCCTACTGATCGACGCCGACATTCTGGTCGTTTCTGGTTGTGCTGCGGGTATGAAAGAGTTCGAAGGCGAAGACGATGAGTGGTACTACTCAATCGACCTGAAGGAAGTTAAGAACACATTCCTGACAACCATCGAGAGTTTCAAACGGGAGCTAGAAGCCACTGATGCAGTCCTTTGCCTTTCACGCGGACTTACCTTCCGGCACGAGATTTTTCCAGCCTATAAAGGTGGACGCGGCAGGAAACCTCTTGGTGTTGCTGCGATTAAACGATGGCTCATCGAAGACCATGGCGCTAAAGTCAAAGACCGCATCGAGGCTGATGACACGCTGGGTATCCTCGCAACGCATCCGTCACTGATCGAAGGCGAGAAGATCATCGTCTCAGCCGACAAGGACCTGAAGACGATCCCCGGCAACCTCTACCATGGCGGGGACTGGCACGAGATCACCGAGGTCCAAGCTCGGTACAACTGGCTGAGCCAGACGCTATCCGGCGATACTACTGACGGCTACCCAGGTTGCCCGACGTACGGCGGCAAGACCGCAGCCAAGCTCCTTGACAAGCTCGACATCGAGAACGAAGCCGAATGGTGGCCAGCCATTGTTGCGGCCTACGAGAGCAAGGGCTTCGACGAAGACTACGCGCTGACGCAGGCCCGCTGCGCACGCATCCTCCACCACACCGACTACGACTTTGAACGAAAGGAACCCATCCTGTGGACGCCGCAGGCCCAGTGAAATCAGACGGCGGCTCGACCGACTACTACAAGATCCCCGAAGGGGCCAAAGACCTCCAAGACATCATCGAGTTCAAGAAGATGGAGTTTGGTCTCGGGAACATCTTCAAGGCCTGCTATCGCTACGGCGACAAGGACGGCACCTCCAAGCGTTACGACATGAAGAAGATCATCTTCTTTGCCACACGCGAACTAGCTCGGCTCGAAGCTGAGTGACAAATAGCATCCACCCTCGGGGTAATCTCGGGGGTGCATGTAATAGGTACTGCACTAGCAAGATTGATGATCACTCATGGACATCCCTCACATACCCAGAGATTTGGTTAGGTTCCTCAAGGAAGCCTACCCAGACGAGATCCCGACAAATCTATTAACCCTCTCAGAGAGGGCAGTGGGTGCCCTATACGGCCAGCAACAAGTTGTCTGGTTCCTTGAGGCGCATCTGCGCACTCAGGAAGAAAGCAATGTGCCCACCTAAGCAACCCAAGATCCAGAAGGCTGATCCCGTTCAGGCAGCGCCGCCTCCGGTCGATAGCCCCTCGGCACCGGCCCTCAACGAGGTTGGCGCTACAGGAACGGCACTCGACCTGTACAACGCCATTGCCATGCGCAAGGGCAAGAAGTCCCTGACGCTACCGGACAACTACCAGCGTCCAGCTAACCGTCCCCAGATTGGCGTTAACGTACCGATCTAATGGCTGACGAAGCAGTAGTATCAGCCAAGACCCTTTACAACTCGCTGGTCCAGGATCGAAACTCCTACATCACGCGAGCAGAACGCAACGCCAAGCTGACCGTCCCATACTTGTTCCCCAAGGAAGGCACGACCGGCGCATCCGAGATGGACGACACCAACCAGTCCCTCGGGGCTCGCGGTATCCGCCATCTGGCATCCAAGCTTCAGCTAACGCTGTTCCCGGTAAACACCCCGTTCTTCAAGTACCAGATTGACGACCTCGCGCTCGCCGCTCTGACCAAGTCCACCGACAAGCGTGGTGAGGTCGAGAAGGCATTGTCCGCACGAGAGCGTGCAGTCATCAACGAGATGAACTCCAGCATGTTCCGCCCGATCACCTTCGAGGCATGCCGCCAGCTTCTTGTCTCCGGCAACTACCTCCTCTTCATCCCGAAGAAGGGTAAGCCCCGTGGCTTCAAGCTGTCGTCCTATGTCGTCCAGCGTGACCCCTCAGGTAACGTCCTCGACATCGTGATCAAGGAAGAGATAGCCAAGACGGCCCTCCCGCAGGACATCCGCTCTGGTCTACCTAACGCAGAACAGGCATCAGCTCGTGAAGCGAAGATCGAAGTCTACACCCGCATCAGCCTGAACGAGGACGCTACCAAGTACGTCGTCACGCAGGAGATTGATGACATTCAGATCGGCGGCGACTTCGCAGGGGAATACCCCGTAGACGCCAACCCGTGGCTCCCGCTGCGGCTCACCTACATCGACGGCGAAGACTATGGTCGCGCCTTCGTGGATGAGTACGTCGGGGACCTGACCTCACTTAACGCCCTGACCGGAGCAATCCGCGACGGCACCATGCAGGCCGCTAAAGTCATCTGGCTGATCGCGGCGAACTCCACCACATCGGCCAAGAAGCTTGCCACCCTAGAGAACGGCGGCTTCGCTCAAGGCTCCAAGGAACACGTCACCTGTCTCCAGATGGAGAAATCGGCTGACTTCAGTGTTGCTGAGCGCCTGATCCAAGCCCTGACTGAACGCATCTCCTACGGCTTCCTCCTCAACTCCGCTGTCCAACGGCAGGGCGAGCGAGTGACCGCAGAAGAGATTCGGTTCATGGCAAGCGAACTCGACCAAGGCCTCGGCGGCATCTACTCGCTGTTGTCCGAAGAGTTCCAGATGCCTGTCGCCAAGCTCTACGGCCTCCGCATGGAGAGCGTACGCAAGGTACCCCCGTTGCCCAAGGAAATCTCAAGCACGTCCATCGTGACCGGCTTGGACGCCCTCGGTCGTGGCAACGATCTAACCAACCTCGACACCTTCCTGCAAGGAGCCGCGCAGACCTTCGGGCCTGATGTGGTCAAGGAGCGCGTATCCCCCGGCGAGTACTTTAAACGCCGTGGCGCAGCGCTCGGGATCGACACTGGTGGTCTCGTTCGTACTGACGAAGAACTCCAGCAGGCCCAGCAGGAAGAACACATGAGGCAGCTTGCACTCGCAGGTGCCCCGAACGCCGTCAACCAACTCGGTGGCGGTATGCGTGATCAACAGCAGCAAGCGGCAGACGCCGAAGCAGCGCAAGCCCAAGCAGCACAAGGACAGTAATGACTGAAGAAGTGAAGACCACACGGGTCAAGCCCAAGCCAGCAGAAGCAACCCCGGTTAAGCCGGTCACCGTATACGTGCCAGCCGAATGACCGACAGCGTAACCGTAGGCGCAGGATCAGTTCCCACTGAGGATCAGGTACTCGCCAACCTCGAAGCCGAGGCCGCAAACGCACCCGAGAGTACCGAAGAAGTCCTAGCCAGCATCAAGCTGGAGAAGGGCAACATCACCGAAGCCGACGTCGAAGAGATCAGCCCGGAAGACATCGAAGAGGTCGAAGAGCCCTCAGAAGATGAAGTCGAAGAGACACCGGACGAAGACGAAGAGCCTGCCGAAGACGACGAAGAGCCGTCCGAGGATGACGAAGAAGAGGTCGAGGTTACCGCCGAAGATCTGGTCTTCCATCTGACCGAACGCTTCGCAGAGAACGACGGCCAGCTTGACGACGACGACTATGAACTTGCAGCCGAGATGGGCTTCTCCAAAGCTACGGTAGATGCCTACATCGCAGGCCAGCAGGCTCAGCAGGAACTCATCGACTACAAGATGAACGACGCAGCCGGTGGCAAGGACAACCTCGAAGCCATGCTGCTCTGGGCCACCACAGGCCTGACCGCAGGCGAAATCGAAGAGTACAACGCCATCATGGGTGACACCGACGTCACCAAGGCTGTCGAAGGTGTCTCGAAGCTCCGCTCTCGTTACGAAGCCTACTACGGTAAAGCCCCGAAGACGCTCCTCGGTGGCAAGCCTGGCCGCGCCGAAGCTACGACCTTTGGCTCGTGGGCTGAAGTCACCAAGGCCATGGCCGATCCGCGCTACGGCACCAAAGACCCCGCGTACACCGCACAGGTCGCTGCCAAGCTCGGACGGTCGAACCTCGTCTAATGCCGATCACACTCAGCGCCCCCAGCGTCTCTAAGCTGGGGGCCGTACACCCCGATCTCGTCCGCGTCGTCAAGCGAGCAGCACTCATGTCAACCATCGACTTCACGGTCATGGAGGGCACGCGCTCGGTGGCACAGCAGAAGAAGAACGTGGCCAAAGGCGTTTCATCCACGATGAACTCCCGGCACATCCCCGGAAAGGACGGGTTGGCCCACGCGGTCGATCTGGTCCCCATCATCAGCGGTCAGCCCTCTTGGGACTGGGCCGTCTACAACAAGTTCGCACCCATCGTGAAGGAAGCTGCCAAGATCGAGAAAGTCCCCATTGAGTGGGGCGGCGACTGGAAGACCTTCAAGGACGGGCCGCACTACCAACTGCCATTCAAGCAGTACCCCGCATAAGAAAGGTCACATCATGAAGAAGTTTCTCGCAGTAGCCGTCCTCGCCCTTTCGGCAATGGTGGCATCCTGTGCCAATCAGGCATCGTTCAGCGACAGCGGTCGCAACAACAGCCATCCGGCAGTAGTCAAGGCTGACCACTCCAGCCCGTCGCACGAAGCCAAGTCGGAACACTCGTTCCGCTAATGCCTACCAAGCACTCAACTCGGAGAACTTCGAAGCTCTGGTTGGGTGTCTCTATGGTCCTCTCGTGGTCAACCCTATGCGCTGCCCTGGCTCTCAAGCTTGAGACAGCAGCCGTAGGGATCACCGTACTCATCCCGGCGATGTTTACGGCCTACACCACGATTGGTCACATGGACTATCGCACCGCCCTCTCCAACACCAATTCACCGGAACCGCAGCCCCAATGACAACTGTCTATAAATGGATCGCAACATGCATCGCGCTCCTCGCCATTGTCGGGATCATCTACGGCAAGGGGCGTCTCGATAGCAAACACGCAGCCGAACTCTCCGTCGTCAAGGAACAGCTAGCCCTGTCCGAGACGCTGAGGAAGACCGAACAAGCCGCATACACCGCAGACACCGAAGAGGCCCGCAAGGCCCACGAACGTCTGACCGAATTGAACTCCGACATTGATGGACTGAACGCCTATGTTGATGCGCTTCAAGATGCTGATCGTGAGTGCCTTAGTGGCGCTGACACTGAACGGCTGCGCCAGCTTTGGCGTTAAGCACGTACCTCCTGTCTACCCTGAACTACCTGCGGACCTACGCATCTGCTTCGATCAAGAAGTACCGCGACCGGCGCAGGGACCGCTGACCAAGAAGGCGACCATCGCCCTCATCGGGAAGCTCAAGCAATCCGAAACCACGAAGACGGCATGTGGCCAACGCCTCATCCTGTTCTACGATAACCTTGGTGCCCCCGATGCCCACCTTTAGTTCCAAGCTACTCGCCGCTCGCAAGGCCGGTGAACCAACCGTCACACACGACGGCAAGACCTACTCAACGAAGCTGAAGGGCGAGACCAAGACGGTCGCCACCCCGATGCGCAAAGATCCGTATCAGAGCGAGAAGACCGGCGTGGGCACAGGCTCCAGCCGCATCTACGGTAAGCAGGAAGCGTACACCCGCACCGTCAAGGTCGCAGCCCAAGACACCAACGGCGCTTCCGCCCCGGCCAAGAAGGCCTCGGCTCCGAAGAAGGCCTCAGCACCCGCAGCATTCAAGGCACCGACGCGTCCCGGCCAGAACTCCTCCGGTCAGTCGCAGAGCAAGCCGAACCCGCTTCAGGCCGCTGTGGACAACGCACCGACCGCTGGCAAAGACACCACGATCAAGACGGCATCCACGACCTCGTCCTCGGAGAAGAAGGCCCCCATGCAGGGACCGCAGCCTATCAAGGCCGTAGGCATCGCCCGTCCAACTTCTGCTATCGCCCGTAAGGCAGCGGAGATCAAGAACCGCCCATTCACGCCAGCACCCATCACCGCAGGCACAGCCCCGCGTATGGCCAGGAACACGAAGAAGGCACGCGGGATTGGCCCAGTTCCTGAAGGCGTCTGGTACGCTGCTAAGGGTTCCGCCATGTCCAGATCCGCCGCCAAACGCGCCAACAAACCGAGTTCATAATGGCCAGCTTCAGTAAAGCATTCTCAGCAGCCCGCACGGCTGGCAAGTCCACGTTCTCTTGGAGCGGCAAGTCCTACTCGACCAAGCTCAAGGGTGAGAAGGCCAAGGCATCGGCAACGAAGACGGCGAAGTCCGTACCTGTTCCGACGCCTCGCCCCTCCGCCACGCCCACGCCCACGCCGCGCCCAGCCTCACAACCGGCTGGCACGCAGAAGGGTCCAAACGCACCACCGGACACCGCAGCCACCCGAGTATCCAGAGCAACACCGAAGCCGTCTCCCGTCATCGTGGATCGCAAGACCAAGGACGACGTGATCAAGCCCTCGGTCGATCAGCCAAAGCGCCCACGCTCGTTGACCTCCAAGGCAGCGAACCTTCCAGCCTCGCCCACCGGCAAGGTCACGAAGGGTGCGAACCTTGAGGCTCCCGGCAAGAACACCATCCAAGGCTTCGTGGCCGATGCCGTAAAGGCCTCCATGAAAGGCTTCAAGGATAACGTCCAGTCCTTCGAGAAGAGCGCAGGCTCTCCTACGGCTGGCCGTGGTGTTGCCATGTCTACGCCCAAGGCCGCTCCTCAGCAGGGTCCGTCTGCCCCACCGGATACCGCCGCAACGCGGATCTCCAAGGCAGCAGCCAAGACGGCCGATCCGTACCCGACCGCCAAGGTCACGAAGGGTGATCGCTACCCGACCGTCAAGGTTGCCAAGGGTGGCCGCGTCGGTCAGACGAGGATCGCTTCCAAATAAATAAATACCCCCCGGTCTCTGCCCTAGGCATGCCGGGGACCTCAGGGAGAGCCGTCACTGGCGAGACCAAGGCGCTGTAAACGCCCCGCTTAATGCTGTGCTGGTTCCACTCCAGCCTCTCCCACCAATCCTTCTGTTCGTTCGAAGCAAGTCACACTGTCCTCTTCTAGGCGGTGACTACCCGCGCACCGCGCACATCCTTCCGAACAACAATAAGGAACACTACCCAATGGCTAACGCTATTGTTTCTCCTCTTGGTCAGGCCAATGGCGCAGGCGCAGCAGATGCTCTGTTCCTCAAGGTCGCGACCGGCGAAATCCTGACTGCCTTCGCTCGCACCTCGCAGTTCGTAGACCGCCACCAGGTCCGCACGATTGCCAACGGCAAGTCCGCTTCGTTCTACGCCACGGGTCGCTCGGGTAACGCCGCGTACCATACTCCGGGTACCGAAGTCCTCGGCGGCACGATCCCGGTCAACGAAGTCGTGATCACCATCGACGATCTGCTCCTGACCTCGACGTTCATTGCAAACATCGAAGAGGCCAAGCTGCATGTTGACGTCCGTGGCGAGTTCACCAAGCAGATGGGTGAAGAGCTTGCACAGGCGTTCGACAAGAACGTCGCCATCAACGGCATCCTCGCTTCCCGTCAGGGCGCTCGCGTCACTGGCCTTCAGGGCGGTGGCAAGCTGATCAACGCCGCCTTCCTCACGGATAGCTCGCTGTTCGCCGATGCCCACTTCGACGCCGCTGCTCTGCTCGATGACAAGTTCGTTCCGTCCACGGAGCGCTACTCGTACATGAAGCCTGCCCAGTACTACGCCTTGGTCAAGAACACCAAGGTCATCAACAAGGACTGGGGTGGCGAAGGTTCGTACGCAAACGGCGACGTCGCAATGATCGCGGAGATCCTCCCGGTCAAGACGGCCAACCTGCCTAACACCAACATCGTTACGGGCAAGTACCTCGGTGACTTCTCGAAGACCGCTGGTCTGATCACCCACCGCTCTGCGGTTGGTACGGTCAAGCTGATGGATCTGAAGGCCGAGAGCGAGTACCAGATCGCTCGTCAGGGCACCCTGTTCGTCGCCAAGTACGCGATGGGCCATGGTCCGGTTCGCCCGGAAGCGGCAGTCGAACTGTCCATCCTCTAGTCTACCCAGCCGGGGCTCCTTCATTGGGGCCTCGGCGTTTTTTCGTTTAAGGAACCTCTATGTCTTCACTTGACGGCCTGACGCCGCTTACGGAGCTTGAGGCGATCAACGTGATCCTCGCCACCACGGCGAACAGTCCCATCTCCACGATGGACGACAACCAGATCATCGACGCGTCTTTGGCCAGCAATACCCTCCGTTCTGTCCTCGTGGAAGTGCAGACACAGGGGCTCAGCTTCAACACTGAAAGCAAGTACATCATCGCGCCGGATCAGAACGGCTTCATCGTCCTGCCCCGCAACACGCTCCGGGTAGACACCGATGGCGACGATGCCAGCACCGATGCCGTCCAGCGTGGCACCAAGCTCTACAACAAGGACGACCACACGTTCGTCTGGACGAAGCCTGTGTCACTGGAGATCACCCTTGGTCTCCCGTTCGAGGAGCTTCCGCCCGTCGTTGCCAACTACGCCACGATCAAAGCGGCCCGCAAGTACCAAGACCAGTACTTCAGCGACAACTACGTCCACTCCTACACCGCCACCGATGAGGCCTTCGCCCTCGCGCGGGTAATGGACGCGGAGATCGACAGCACCGATCCGAACATGCTGAACGACAGCACCTTCATGCAGGGCCTCCTCGCACGTCGATGAGCCGGATCTCCAGCACGATCCCGAACTTCATCAATGGCGTCAGCCAGCAGGCAATGGCCCTGCGGTTGGCGTCTCAGGGCGACATTCAGGTCAACGCCCACTCGACCGTGGTGGATGGTCTCATCAAGCGTCCGCCGCTCGTCCGTGGTCCCCAGCTACTGGGCGACTTCACCTCGAACCCGATCCACTGCCATCCCATCAACCGGGACATCAACGAGCGCTACGAGACCATCTGGTCGAAGGCCGGTGTCCGCGTGTTCACCTTGGACGGCGTCGAGCGGCAAGTGAACTACCCCGGTGGTCTTCAGTACCTCCAGTACACAGGCACCCCAGCGGACCCGCCGTACCGGACGACGACCATTGGCGACTACACCTACATGACGAACACCCAGCGTGCAGTCCAGATGGACCCCGGTGCGCTTGAGACCCCGCAGCCCTACGAGGCGATGATCTACGTCATGGCCGGTAACTACGGCAAGACCTACAACATCCTGATCGACGGCGTCCTACGGGCCAGCTACACGACCCCTGATGGGACCTCGGGTGCGCAGAGCCCTGGCGTGGATACGGCCTACATCGCTAGGCGTCTGGCTACCGGCGAGACCCAGAACCTTGGCCTCACGGTCAACGGTACAACGGCTTGGACCTACAAGACCTCCGACAAGAACCTGACGACGACGCTAGCTGGCTCGATGGGCATCGCGGTGGGCAAGGGTGTCATCTACCTGACCTCAGCCAACCCGTTCCACGTCACGGTAGAGGACGGCTTCAACGGGCATGCCTGCAAGGCCATCCAGTACGAGACGCAGGACTTCTCCGACCTACCGCCCTTCGCCTTCCCCGGCGTGGCAATCAAGGTCAAGGGTTCCGTCACGACGGCCTACGACGACTACTACGTCCGCTTCACGCCCAACGATGGGACCTGGGGCATCACAGGTGGCCGCTGGGTGGAATGCGCGAAGCCGGGTACGCCACTAGCCTTCCAAGGCGAAACCATGCCACACGCCCTCGTGCGTCAGTCTGACGGGTCATTCACCTTCGGTCCTGTCGCGTGGGAGCGCCGCAAGTGCGGTGACGAGATCACCAGCCCGCAGCCTTCGTTCGTCGGGTCTCCAGTCAGTGACATCACTTGGTTCAAGAACCGGCTGACCTTCCTCTCGGGGGAGAACGCCGTGCTTGGCCGTGCCGGTGGTCCGTTCGACTTCTGGAAGATGTCCGCCACCACCAACGTGGATGACGACCCAATCGACGTGGCCTCCTCGGAGACCGATGTGTCCGTCCTGAGATCCGCCACAGGCTTTGCCGACCGGCTGATCCTCTGCTCCGACAACTCGCAGTCCATGCTCGCAGGCAACGATACGCTGACCAACAAGACGGTCAACATCAAGCCCTCGACCCAGTACTCGATGTCCTCCCGCTGCCGTCCGGTGGTGAACGGGGACAACATGTACTTCCCGGTAAAGCGTGGCCAGTTCTCCATGGTCCGCGAGTACACCATAGACCCCGGAAGTGAACTCGGGTCCGCCACTGACATCACTGGTCACGTTCCGACGTACCTGCGTGGTGACATCGTCAGGATACGCGCCTCGACCCACGAGGACGTGGTGATCGTCCAGACCGACGAGGGTGGCGGGGGATTGTACGTCTACAAGTACTTCGTGCAGGAGCGCAGCAAGGTCCAGTCAAGCTGGTCGCGCTGGGAGTTCCCGAACGTCTCCAAGATCTTCGACTTCTGGTTCATCGAGAGCAAACTCTACGTCCTGCTCCAGACGACCTCGGGCAAGGTCTGGCTGGAGAGCATCGACATCCAAGCTGGCAACGTTGACGACGGGATCGGCTTCACGATCAACCTCGATCATCGCATCGTCCTGCCGCCCACGGGCCGCACCTACGATCCTGTGTTCGACCGGACGACCGTCACCGCTGACCTGACTGGATACGACTACGTCCTCGTGAGTGGCGCTGGTGGCACCAATGTTGGCCCCGGTCTACTCCTGCATGCACTGAACGTCACCTCGACGTCCTTCACGCTTGTGGGCGATCTGCGTGACGTGCCGATCTACGTGGGCCTGAACTACGAGAGCCGGTACCGTCTAAGCACGATCTTCCTCCGCGAGAGCAGCACGGCTGGTTCCCCTTCGGTTCGCACCGATGGACGCCTCCAGTTGATCAAGCTGCTGGTCCGCTTCGGCAAGACCGCCTACCTCAGAGCCGAGGTGACCCTTCAGGGCATCCTCAGTCGCTCTTACGAAACCAGTGGTCGCCTCATGGGCGATCCCGACAACCGCGCAGACAGCATCGCCCTCGGTGATGGTATTCTGCCCATCCCACTCCTCGCTCAGAACGACCGTGTGACCGTAGACCTTGTCAACGACAGCTACCTCCCGTCCTCGATCATCTCTGCGGAGTGGATTGCCAACTTCACCTCAAGAACCAGAAGGGTCTAATGATCAACTTCCGTGAGGCTACGGTGGCCGACCTGGTCGCCCTAGCCCCGCGCTTGAGGCCAGAGGATCGCGCCGAGTGCCTAGCTGCATCCGGCGTGGCTCCCGAGGTGTCCTTACCCGCCGCAATCGCCCTCGGGCCTGTCTGGGTCTGGACTGTCTCGGGTATACCGGAGTGCGCCATAGGACTACTTCCCATCACCGGGACCCCCACCAGTGGCGCAGTCTGGATGCTCGGCACCAACGAACTCCTCAAGCACGTCCGGTACATGGTGAAGAACCTGCCGACCGTGATCGACATGCTGCACGACCATTACCCGCTCCTCGGGAACTACGTCGATCAGCGCAACACCACCCACATCTCTTTCATCAAGCACTGTGGCTTCAGCCTCCTCCGGGTCATCCCCGACTACGGCGTCGAGCGCAGACCATTTATCGAATTTGTGAAGCTAAGGAGCCCACATGTGTGATCCAATCTCACTGGCTACCTTTGCAATCGGGGCAGCAAGCCAAGTCACCAGTTACATGGGGGCCCAGGCCGAGGCAAAGACCCAGAACGCACTGGCAGACAATAACCGCATCGAAGCCAACCGTGCCGCGACCGACCAGTACGCCTCCATTCAGGAGCGCATGCTGCAAGAGAAGGCCGCTGCCGGTCAGGAACTCGAACAGACCAACCGTGACGCCGCGCAGGCCCGTGGTACCGCCCGTACGACCACAGGTGAGGCAGGTGTCTCCGGTATCACCGTGGACGGCCTGATCGCAGACTACAACGCCCAGCAGGGCCGCTTCGAGCGTACGAACGAGCAGAACCTCGCGATGACGCAGAACCAGCTCCGCGACCAACTCAGCGGCGTGAAGGCCAACACCGAGGGTCGCATCAACAGCGTCCAGCGGGTCGCCAAGCCGTCGTTCGCACCGTACGCCATTGGCATCGCTGCCAGTGGTCTCGACGCCTACAACGGTAAGCTCAAGAAGGACGTAACAGGGTACAACTAATGGCAAACGGACGTGTAGAGGTTAACTCGAACCTCCAACTCAACACCAAGCTACAGCCGCAGGCGTCCCCCGTGGACACCTTCGCGCAGCCCGCGCAGGCACCAATCGACAAGAACTTGGATCGCCTCTCGCAGGCGCTCTCCAGCTTCAGCACCACGCTGGGCAACTACGAGCAAGTCTCGGCCTACAAGCAGAAGCAAGCGGCCCAAGACGACCTCGAACTTCAGAAGGCCAAGATCGGCGGCATGACGCACCCCGAGATCGAGGAGGCCCGCGCAAGCGGCACGCTCTACCCATCTCAGGACCCGCTGGTCATCCACGGCATCAACGCCATAACCGGCCAACGCGAAGGCGTCCTCGACACCGAGGCCACCAAGCAGAAGTTCATGACGGAGTACGATCCTGCGAAGGATGGCCCTCCAGAAGCTTGGGTAGATGCCCAGCTTCGCGACAAGGTCAACAGCATGGACAAGGTTGGCGCAGCGGCCTACCTGCGTCAGGTGGGTGACCTCAAGGACTGGACCCGTGGCTACCTACTGGATGACGCCAACAAGAAGGTCGTGGTCGCTCAGCACAACGCTGGCTTCAACCTGCTCACCGACGTGGTCACCAAAGGCACCAACGCTGGTCTAGACGCCGACAGCATCCTCAAGGATATCGAAGCCACTCGTGGCCAGATGGGCACCTCGGGCGTCCTCGGTCAGCAGGAAGACGACATCAACGAGAACGTGATGGCCGTCGCCGGGAACATGGTCAAGACCAACCCGGAACTCGCGATCAAGCTCTTCTCCGATCCCCGGTTCACGCAGAACACCAAGTTCGCTGGACGGGCCGACGACGGTGTCGCAGCCGCCCGGAAGCAGATCGACTTCGTAGGGGAACTGAACTGGAAGAACAGCCTCGGCCCGAAGGTGGCGCTTGCCATCCTCAACCGTGAGCCGATCCCCACGGACGATCAAGAGTACACCAAGATCGACGGCACGAAGACCACGGTCTCCCCGAACGACCTCAAGAAGGCTGGCACCAAGGCCTACATGGCTATGTCCCCCTCCATCGCCGCTCAGCGTCACGAGGATGAGAACCAGCAGGTATGGCGTGAGTACGCCGACCTCAACCGCAAGGGCTGGAACCACCCGAGGATGGAGGCCGACGTCAATGGGATCTCCCCGCTGATGTCCGGTTCCACGCTACAGGACCCGACCCTCAAGGCCGATGTTCTCCGACGCCTCAACACCGGGGTTGCCATCCTGAACGACAGCCAGGGCCAGCTTCAGAAGTACGTGAGTAAGCAGGAAGACGTTGACGCTATCGCCGTGTTCGACGCTTGGAAGACCTTCGGGGTCAACGGCGACGGTACCGGCTACACGGACGAGCAGGCCCTCACGGCAGTATCCGAACTCAACCACCCCGTACAAGGGGCCGACACCAATCTCACGCAGGAGGACACGCAGGCGATCAACGACGCCATGGGTGACATCATGCAGGGCAAGCACTGGTATAGCTGGGGTGACACTCCAACCAACTCCAGTGCCATCGAGAACAAGGTCAAGGTCCTGATGAAGAGCTTCATCGCCAAGGGGGCCGCACACGACAAGGCGGCTGAGATGGCGGTACACGCGGTCCAGCGCTCTTCGCTGATCTACAACGGCATCATGCTTCCGAAGGTCAACGGCTTCGCAACAGACGACGACTTCCAGCCTGCCGTCCGCTCGTACATCGACGGTGCAGCCAAGGCCAACCCCAAGATGCTCCGTGACCACGGCATCACCGCAGACGACATCGCGATCTTCCCGATGGGCAACGTGAACGGCAACTCCGGTGGCCACTTCCGTCTGATCGACAAGACCAACATGACCGATCTGCTCGATGACAATCGCAACCAGATCATCTTCCACGTCGATGACCTCCGTAAGGGGGCAGCAGCCGACAGAGAGAAACGAGTTCGCGCAGCAGAAGAGAAAGCTGTCGCGAGGTAACCAACTAAGGAGGCCCGATGCGGCTCACACAAGATCAAGTCGTAGCGGGCCTCACCCAGCGTGGGGTCCCTGCACATACCGCCCGTGGCGTTGCCATGAACTTCGCTGACGAGAGCGGCCTCAACACCGGCATCAACGAACAGAACCCTACGGCTGGCCGTGGTGGCTTTGGTCTCGCCCAGTGGACCGGCGACCGCCGCGTCAACCTTGAGAACTACGCTGCCGAGAAGGGGAGGGACGTATCCGACCCCAACACGCAGTTGGACTTCTTCATGCACGAGAACCAAGGCTCCGAGGCACAGGCATGGGCGAAGGTCCTGGCCGCGCCAACCGACAAGGACGCCGCAGTCTCGTTCGTGAACAACTGGGAACGCCCAGCCCCGGAACACGCAGCCGAACGCACGGCCAAGTACGGTGGCACCTATGTGGCTCCAGACACCGCTTACTCCGCTCAGACCGAGATCGCGCAGCCGGTCAACCCCAGCTACTCGAACACACCCCGAGTTGAAGACGCCGACCTCCCGAAGTCCCCCGGTCTGTGGCAGATGGAGAAGGACGCGTTCCAGAACACGACGCTCGCCTTCATCCTAAACTCGAACCCCAACAACAAGGTCGATCCGAACTGGGCACCGACCGTAGACAAGCTCGATGCGGACCTGAAGCTGGCGAACCTCGACCCAGAGCGCTACGCCCACTTCATGGCAGGCTCAACCTCTGAGGCCGGTTACAACTACCAGCTTGAGCAGGCCAAGGCCGACCGTGACCGACTGGAGCGCCTCTCTCGTTCCGGCATGACGGGCGCTGTCCTCGACTTCGTCAATCAGGCCCTCGACCCCGTGAACCTCGCCATCGACGCGGGTGTCTCTCTGGTCGCCCCCGAGATCACCGCAGCCAAGTATGGTGTCCGCGTCAGCCGCATGATGTCAGCCGCTCTGGCCGGTAGCGCCTCCGGTCTCGCCACGTCTGCCGCCCGTTACGCCTACGACCCCAATGGTTCCGCTGCGGACGTCATGATGGGCGCTGTGGTTGGTGGCGGCATGGGCGCTATCGTCGGTCGCCTGCTCAGCCATCCAGCAACCGCTGCGGAAGGCGCTGCTGCACAGAAGCTCACCAAGGACACGCTCTCGGACCACGTCGGTCAACCAAGGCCCGCCGTGAACAACAAGGGCTCCGCTGGTGCCGCTGCGGTGGACAAACCGAAGTCCTTCCTGCGTGAAGACGCCGATGGTATGCACATGCTCGAACACGGCGACGTGGCGCGTAACGCCCTTAGCTGGATGGACGGTGGCCTGTCCGCCCGCATCGACGGCTCCAAGAACCCAGCAGCCCGCCTGCTCGGTAGCATCTTTATGCCCGCCCCAGTGGGTAAGCTGCTGGGGAGGCTGGGTGCCGCCATCAACGGACGCGCCGCCTCGGAAGAGAAGCGCCTCTTGAACGACGAGTTCCAAGCCAAGTTCCACACCGTCTACCGCCCACAGGCGCAGGAGTGGATCGAGCGGACGAAGGGCTCGAAGGTCGAGTTCAACAAGCAGGTGTTCAAGTACGTCAACGACAAGCGCACCACCCGCGCCGACCACTACGCCAAGGAAGTGAAGGTCGCTGGCGACAACTGGATCGACATCACCAAGGAACAACTCAAGCTCCACAAGAACGCCCTAGAGCGCGAAGGTGGCACCGCTACGGCTGTTGACGGCGCAGCCAAGACCAACGAGAGCGACCACTACATTCCGACCGAATGGGACGCCTACGGCATCCACATGGGGCATGAACACTTCGGTGAGCAAGTCATGGACGACCTGTTCTTAGGCGCGTTCCGTGCAGCAAACCCGCTGGCAGACGAGGCCGATCTGAAGGTCATCTCTGACGCTTTCCGAAACTCCATCAGGACCCGTGGTGCTGGCGTGGACAACCACGACTTCCTCGCGCGTATCTCTGGTGACGACATGGAAGACGCTATGGCGGCTCTGGTCGATCACGGCAGTCTGTCACAGAAGCAGTCCGACGAGATCTTGAAGAACCTACAAGCCAAGCGGGACAGCGTGGCATCCGACGCCGGTCGCCCTAGCTACCTCAAGCACAAGGCCCTGATCGCCAAGGACTACCCGCTGCCCTACAAGCCCGTCGTCAATGGTGTCGAACACCCCGGCGAGCTAAACATCAGCGACTTCCTGAACATGAACACCGAGTACCTCGCCTCGAAGTACATCGACCGGGGTGCAGGCAGCATCGCCATGGCCCGCGCCAAGATGGTGCTGAACCTGGGCGCTGATGAGGAAGGCAAGGCCACTCACGCCATCATCAAGGATGGCTTCAAGAGCAAGAAGGACTTCATTGACTTCCTCGACGGTGACTTGCGCCGGAAGGGTGTCGCCAGTGGCCAAACCCCGGCTGAACTGGCGGCAGACCGCAAGCGGCTCCTGTACGCCTATGAGACCATCACGGGCACCAAGCGCTACGATATGGACAGCACCACCGCTGGCTGGGCGCTCCGCATGATCCGCAAGTTCAACTTCACCCGCATGATGAACCAAGTCGGTCTGGCGCAGTTGCCGGAACTCGGGAACATCGTGGGCAGCTTGGGCCTCAAGTCCTCGATCCAGCAGATGCCGTCGCTTCGCCGCGTGATCAACGCAGAGGGCCGCTCGGTCTTCAAGAGTGACACCCTCGGTAACGACATGGAAGCCACCTTCGGCGCGGGTCTGGAACACTGGCGTCACTACACCGCCAATGAACACCACGACAACATGCTCGACATGATCAAGGGTACGGAAGGTGGCACTTGGGATCAGAAGCTATCCGCAGTCCTCGACAAGGGGAGCAGGCTGACCTCGAAGATCTCCGGGATGGAAGGCATCGACATGCTCTCCCGCCGCTGGGCCTTCAAGAGCATCGTCCAGAAGTTCGCCCATGTGGCTGACGGCAGGGGTAAGATCTCTGTCAAGCGTCTGGCCGACCTCGGTCTGGACAAGGAGATGTCGGAGCGTGTCTTCGCCCAACTCCGCGACCGGAACATCGTGGCCCGCAATGGCACCAAGGTCGTTGGGATGAAGCTCGACAAGTGGGCTGATAAGGAGGCCGCAGAAGCCTTCCGCCGCGCCGTCTACCGCAAGGCCGACGAGGTGATCCAGCGCAACGACATCGGGGCAATGTACATGTGGATGGGCCACCCCATCGCCAAGACGCTCATGCAGTTCCGTACCTTCATGGTGGGCTCGCTCGCCAAGCAGACGCTCAAGGGCCTGCATATGCGGGACTGGGAAGCTGCACGCAACGCCGGACTGGCCATGACAATCGGCGCGATGGTCTACGAGCTTCAGGTTCGAGAACAGGCCATTGGCCGCTCGGACAAGAAGAAGTTCCTCGCTGACCGCCTGAAGACCGACAAGATCATTGGTGCTGGCTTCGCCAAGGCCGGGGTCTCCTCGGTCCTACCAATGCTCGTTGACACGGTAATCCCGCGCCTCGGGTACAAGCCCCAGTTCTCGTACAACCGTACCACTGGTCAGGCTTCCGACCTCCTGCTCGGCAACCCCGCGTCCGGTCTCTACGACGACATCGGCGGGGCCATCAACGCAAGCCGTGGCATCTTCAGTGGCAACATGTCCCAAGAGGAGGCCCGCACGGCAACCAAGATCCTGCCGTTCAACAACGCCTTCGTGGCCATGCAGGGTTACAACTACGGTATCTCTGGTCTAACCCAGCGAACCCCACAATCACGCAAGAAACTCGTCGGTCTCTTCGGAGACTAACTGGAGGCCCTTCGGGGCCTTTTTCTTTACCTTCAACAAGGAATACAATGACAATCGAAATCCTCTCTTACGTGTACTATGACAGCAATGGTACGCAGGTAGACTACACGTTTGACTTCCCGTATCTGGATCGCGACCACGTCAAGGTATTTGTCTCTGGCGCACCATTCGGCAACTTCATCTGGACCGGCCCGTACTCGATCCGCTTCAACGCGCCCATCGTCACCGGCAAGAAGATCAAGATCGCCCGCATTACCCCGGCCTCCCAGCCGCTCACGACCATCGGCAAAGGCTCCTCGCTCCGTGCGGAAGACCTGAACCGGCAGGCACTCCAGTCCATGTACGTGGCGCAGGAAGCTGAAGACAGCGCCAACTACATCGCAACCGCCACCATCATCGCGCCCGAGAGTGACGCCGGTCGAGTGAACCTCGTCCTCCCGTCCATCGAAGAGCGCAAGAACCGCCTCATGGGCTTCGACAACAACGGCGCGTTCCGCATCTTCACGGATCAGGACATGCCGAAGGGTCCTCAGGGCGACAAGGGTCCCGTGGGTGACCGTGGTCCTATTGGGCCGACCGGCGTTCAAGGCCCGACCGGCCTTCAGGGTCTCGTTGGTCCGCAGGGTCCGCAGGGCATCACCGGCATCACCGGCCCGCAGGGTCCTCAGGGTCCGCTCGGTCCCGTAGGTCCAGCCTTCGAAGCTGACGCCACCGGCACCCTCGCTGGTCGCGCCGCGTACGACACGCAGCCTGCGGGCTTCGCCTACCTCGACGCATCCGGCCAGAAGCTCTACTTCAAGGTCACGAACACGTCTGGCGACTGGTCCGCTGGTGCCTCCTTCGGCATCGGCGCACAGGGCATCCAAGGCCCGCAAGGTCCTCAGGGTGTCGTAGGTCCGCAGGGTCCAATTGGCGTTACCGGCCCTCAGGGTCCGATTGGCGTGACCGGCGCTACAGGCTCCCAAGGCCCCGCTGGTGCAACCGGCCCTGAAGGCAACGGAATGAACTGGCGAGGCGCGTGGTCCGCCGTGGCGACGTACTCCCGTAAGGATGTCGTCTCGCGCAATGGCCAGTCCTTCATCATGAAGTCCGTGACCGACAGCGTCAACCAAGACCCGGATCTCAACGCAACGGTATGGGACATGGTGGTCTCCAAGGGTGCCACTGGTGCCCCCGGTGCCACTGGCGTTCAAGGCCCGACCGGCCCGACTGGACCTCAGGGTAACACGGGTGCCACTGGTCCCGCTGGTCCGACCGGCGCTACCGGCGCACAGGGTCCGGGTGGTGCGCAGGGTCCTCAGGGTCCTGGTGGTCCGCAGGGTCCCGCTGGTTCGTTCCCGGTTGCCGATGGTGCCATTGGTTCGTTCAAGCTCCTTGGCGGTTCCAGTACCTCCACCACACCGCCTGCTGGCTGGGCGATCCGTGGTTCATGGGCACAGATCAACACCGGCTCCTATCTGACCCTCATCCAGCGGGTGTCGTAATGAACGTCCAAGACTTCATGAACCTCGGGGAGGTGGGGCAGACCCCCTCCTTCGAGGGCGACATCAAAGCGCCTGCTCCGGTCGATCTCTCGCCCTACTACACGAAGGTGCAGGTTGACGCCTTGCAGGCAACGCAGGACACGTCCATCGCCGCCAAGCTCCCTCTGGCCGGTGGTGCCCTCACGGGTGCCGTCACGACCCCAGGCCTAACCGCTATTGGTAACTCCAGCTTACGGGTTAGAAGTGGCACGACTGAAGCCATTGTGTACTACGACGCAGCCGACTTCTACATCCTGTTCACGGACAGTGTAGGTGCCTCGTTCAACTCCACACGCGCTCTCAGGGCCAGCCGCAACGGCAACCTCTACACTCAGGGCGACATGATCGCCAGCGGCACCGTGTGGGCCGGGGGTGGTAGTAACGGGCGTATGGGTGCTGACGGTAACCTCTGGGGCACCGCGTACGGCAGTGACTGGCTCACGAACTACATCGAGAACCGTGGTGCAGCCTACGCCAACGACCGCGCACAGGGCTGGGGCTACGTCCAGAACGCCATCCGCAACATGCGGGCGTGGGACATGGGTTCCATCTTCACCAATGCCCACGGCGGCATCGCCGTTTCCCACGGGGGTACCTATAGTTCATCCCAGATCGGCGCAGCCGCTGGCTCTTGGTACGCCCAAGGAACCGCTTCGGCAGGTACAATCATGACATTCTTGAGGTACGCATAAAATGGAAATGGAAGACCACGAGTTCGACTTCCTACACGACAACGTCACGGACATGCGCTGGGCCAACGCGGAGAAGACCGCAGTTGACTGCACCGTCCACTTCCGCCGACTGGGGCCTGTCCCATACACAGCCGCGCTCATCGACCATGTAGATCACGGCCAGACCATCTGGGATGAGATCATTGACGGGGAGTACGGTGAACCAGAGCCGTACATCCCGCCGACCGCAGATCAACTCAGGGCCAACTTCCCGGAACTCTCGCCACCGAGGTTCTGGAAGGCGGCTCGCCAGATCGGCCTCACCAAGGACATGGTCCTCGAAGTGATCAACGCCGTCCCGGATGCCAACGTCAAGGACGACATGCTCATCGACCTGGAGGAATGCACCGGCTTCATCCGACTTAACCCGACCGTCACCACCATGGCGGCTCTCTTCGAAATCCCACCCGAACAGCTTGATACTCTTTGGCTATGGGCAGCAGACACACAGGCATGACCGCCATGGAACATAACACCACCGTCGTAGCGACAACCGCAGTAATGACCCCATTCTGGCTCCCGAGTTTAACTCAGGTGTCACAAGTGGCCGCGACGATCACCCCAATCCTCGGCGCTATCTGGCTCACCGTCCAGATCGTGTCCAAGACCGTAGACTGGATAAAGAAGCGCAATGAAGACAGACGGTAAGGCGCTCGCCTCCCTCTTCGACAACTTCGCAGACGAACTGGCCAAGCTCCTCAAGCAGGGCAAGACCATTGTCGATAAAGAGGGCGAGATCCAACAGGTAACCCCCGACGCGGCGACCTTCAACGTCATCCGGCAGTTCCTCAAGGACACCGGCACGACCATCGCCCCGAACACCAGCGAGAAGGTGAACACCCTTGCCGACATGCTCCCCTTTAGCGGGGAAGAGTATGCGGAAGAGCCCACCCTCAACTAAACGCCACACACAGCCTCACTGACGAGCTTTGGTAACTTCTGGACCCTTGGGTCATCCTAGGTCGCTGAAGCTCGTCCTTGAGCGCCCCTGTGGCCCGATCCATCCACTATCAGGAAAATTCGTGGCCAAACCACAGACTACCGACCCAGTCCTCTCTAATTTCAAGAACTTCCTGTTCCTCGTGTGGAAGCAGTTCCTCGACGGAAAGCTGCCGACCCCGGTTCAGTACGACATCGCAGACTTCCTGCAAAACGGCCCGCGCCGCTCGGTGATCGAGGCATTCCGCGGAGTTGGCAAATCGTGGATCACCTCGGCCTTCGTGGTCTGGCAACTGCTCCGTAACCCGAACCTCAACATCCTCGTCATCTCGGCCTCCAAGAACCGCGCCGATGACTTCTCGACCTTCACCATGCGCATCATCCTTGAGATGCCGATGTGCGCCCACCTCATTCCCGGCCCCGATCAGCGCTCCTCGAAGATCGCCTTCGACGTCGGCCCCGCCGTCGCCTCGCACGCACCCTCGGTCAAGTCCCTAGGTATCAACTCGCAGATCGCTGGTAGCCGCGCTGACATCCTGATCGCGGACGACGTGGAGGTTCCGACCAACTCCGACACCCAGATCAAGCGCGACTTGCTCGGTGAGAAGGTCAAGGAGTTCGACGCCGTCCTGAAGCCAGGTGGCCGCATCATCTACCTAGGCACACCCCAGTCCGAACAGTCGCTCTACAACGTCCTGCCGGATCGCGGCTACATCATGCGCATCTGGCCTGCACGCTACCCCAGCGAGGAGCAGCTACCCAAGTACGGCAGCAAGCTCGCCCCGATGTTCTCCATGGCCATCGCCAAGGCCACCGATGACGGCATCGACATCTCTGGTTTCACCACGGACCCCCAGCGCTTCACCGACACCGACCTAAGCGAACGTGAGCTATCATACGGGCGCTCTGGCTTCGCTTTGCAGTTCATGCTGGATACGAGCCTCTCGGACGCCGACAAGTTCCCCTTGAAGCTCTCTGACCTGATCGTGATGCCTCTGGACAACAACCGTGCCCCTACGGCTCTCTCGTGGGCCTCGGGTAAGGAACAGGTCCTCGACCACCTTCAGGCCGTGGGTCTCCCCGGCGACCGCTACCACCGGCCTATGTGGTACGAGAAGGAATCTCTCCCCTACGAAGGCTCCGTCATGTTCGTTGACCCGTCCGGTCGCGGCGGTGACGAAACCGTCTGGGCAGTGGTCAAGCACCTCCACGGCAACCTCTTCCTCACCGGCATGGGTGTCGCCCGCAACAAGGGCTACGACATCACCGTCCTCAAGGAGATCCTCCTGTGCGCCAAGAAGCAGAAGGTCAACAAGATCATCGTTGAGCCCAACTTCGGTGACGGTATGTTCGCGCAGCTCCTCCGCAACGAGAGCATGACCTCCTACAGGGTCGAGATCGAGGACAGCGAGTGGGCCAAGAACCAGAAGGAAGTCCGCATCATCGACACCCTCGAACCGATCATGAACCAGCACCGGCTCATCGTGGACGAGGCTGTCATCGAATGGGACTACACGTCCACAGAGCGCTACAGCAAGGAGGAGCAGACCTATATGCGCCTCATGTACCAGTTGACCCGGATAACCGCTCAGCGGGGCTCTCTGGCCAAGGACGACCGTGTTGACGCACTGGCCGGGGCTGTCGCCTACTGGGTCGAGTTCCTCTCTCGGAATGATGCCACCTCGGCTGCTAACCTGAAGGAGGATGCCCTCCAGAGGGAGCTAGACAAGTTCCTTGACGACTTTGGTGACGGCTCTCGGGGCTCTGCCCCTCGTTGGTTCTAACCCCAGTGCCACCCCAGTCCCCCTCTAGGGGAATAGGTACTGCACTAGCTAGGGTCCCTCTATGCTTACTTAGGTATACCTAGGTAGACACCTAGGTCACACCTAGGTCCTACCCGAGAGGGATGGAGGGGAGACCCTAGTCCTACCTGATAGGCATGGGTGGACCCAAGTCCTACCCGAGTGAGGGGTACTACCCGTAAGGGAACCCCTTCTAAGGTACCACCTCAGAGCCACTGAAGCCCACTGGACACGACCAGGGTCAACCTCAGTGGCTCTGAGGGGAGGCGGCTATGTTTTTACCGCAAACTTTTTGGGTGGCATGAAGAAGGGTAGACCACAGACCGCCCCCCCGTGCACCCCCGCTCGCGCCCAGGCACGCGTCACCCGCGCATTACGCGAGGCAGATCGTCGCATAGATCGTCGCAGACGGCGGAAAACCCAATGATTACAAGGGCCTTCACAAGATGGTACATCTGATCGGCGCTCGTTTGCCTAGGTTTGACGGGCAAATGCGGGCACATCGGGCAAATGCTCGCACTCGCATGCCTCGCGATCGATGTGTGCGTACGCGTGACGTGGGTGCACTCGGGCATACGTGGGTGCACTCGGGTGCACTCGGGCCTACGTGCGTGTGACGTGCGCTGCGCATGCGTGACGTGCGCGAGAGGCTGCTAAGCTTCCCTTACGATTAGCGGGCATATGGTCTGTCCGGCTTATGGTCAGCCTAGGTGATCATTGGCATGCTAATCATTGCTGCCCTAATGATATGCCTTACTGATCATTGGTGCACTCATGGTCAACCTAGGTGATCATTAGCATACTAGCGTTTGCCAGGTACGCGGGTCCGGCCTGTCCGGCGATTGCCCGACCGGCGCAAAGGCGCTCCGCAGCGCTCCGAAACGAGGGGAATTGCCCGCACATCACGCGTGCACATGCGAGGAAGGCGCGGCAAAGCGGGTATCTGTGGTTTTTCCGATGCAAAAAGACATGAACGAAATCAAGGGTTTACACGATTGTTGGCCTTAGATCGAAAATAATGCTTGCACTATCGCAGCGATTGCCCGATAACTCAAATCACAGAAACGAACTGCCCAACGGGGCGGGACACGGAAGGGGGTGAAACGGCAAGCACAACAAGACGCGGAGCGGCCTACGGGCCACAACGCAAAGGAGCGGGCAACTGGATAAAATGCTCACTCGGTTTTTTGATAGCCGCGAATGGCAATGAATAGGGGTTAGACGCCACCCCACGAACAAAACGCGTAGCTAGCCAAAGATGGCCACGGTGGATACCGGGACAAGAGCTAGTAGGCGACGATAGACGCCTAAACGGTCTCATAACCGACCCTATCAAGCATTGGTATTGAGGGTGCCCTTCACCATAGAAGCAAGGGCAACCGTGCGAATTGGTTACATCTAAGCCGCGCAATAGGCGACTAGGATGCAACTAATTCTAACCGGGAGCAACGCAAAATGCGCAAGCTAATCGACGCCTACGAAGACCAGCCCACATTCAAGAACGCGGTCAAGCTGGTACGCTACCTAGACAAGCACATGATGGCCGCTTGCATAGCCACAGGCGCGGATGCCTTTACCATCGAAATGGCCCGCAAGCATTGGGAGGCGGAAATCACGGCCACGGTCAACGATTACCTCATCTCGGAGTTGGCGGCATGAGCAACAAAATCACTCGCGCCATGCAACTCGAAGCAAGAGGCGAAGGCAAGGCCGTGAACCACGGCAAGGGATGGTGCCGCGTAGACGGGAGTTTCTGCACTAGGGCTACCGCGCCTATCATCCGCCGCATGGTATCCGCCGTGTCGATGAACAAGCGCGACGGCTACACGTATCAGCAACGCCGCGACTACCTAGGCGCTGCCGCATGCTTCGATGGACAGGCGAAGCTTCCATGATAACCGCAATCGTCACGGTCGCCGCAGCAATCATTGTCACCAACGCAAACCATAAGGGGAACCGCGCATGAGCGCCTTCCAAGTCTCCGAACATAAGATCCGCCTTGACGGTCTCTACTACCACGCTCGCCTTTGGGACGAGGGGAATGGCCACTACTACGAGAGCGTGAGTTGCAACGATCTATGCATCCACAGCGCCACGTTTCCAGCGCCAAACCTAGGCAGCGCAAGCCGGGACGAATATTGCCGCGTAATGGCCGCGTCAATCGCTGAGGGGCATAACCGCAAACGCTTTAGGTGAGCATATCGGGCCGTGGGCGTAACCACGGTCTTATTATGTCCAACCGCGTGCACTAACGCACCAACCGCAGGAACGCAACAATGGCCTTCAAGAGCAAGACTATCGCCGCTGGCATCAACCCTAAGACCGTCAAGGGCGACAAGGGGGGCAAGTGGCTAACCGCGATAATGTACCTCGCGCCCTTCACACTGTCGGGCTTCAATGTCTGCGCCATGGCCAGCACGGCGGCTTGCGTCGAAGGATGCCTTAACCTGTCCGGCAACGGCGGAATGTTCAAGTCCGTCCAGATCGGTCGCATCGCCAAAACCCAGCGCTACTGGGCAGATCGGGCCGCGTTCATGGCCGAACTGGTCCGCGACATAGCCGCCTTCGTCCGCCACTGCGCTCGCAAGGGTGTAAAGCCCGCCGTCCGCCTGAATGGCACGTCCGACATCCAATGGGAAACCGCGCATCCCTGCATCCACAAGGGTGAGCGCTTCACGTCCATCTTTGCCGCTTTCCCGGACGTGCAATTCTACGATTACACCAAGATCTACAAGAGGCTCTATCGCGAGCTTCCGGCCAACTACCGGCTGGTCTTGAGCTACTCGGGTGCCGACGAGCGCTATGCCGACGCCATCCTTAAGACCGCCCACGAGACCGGCGCGAACATCGCCGTTGTCTACCGCACCAAGGCGCTGCGCGATGAAAAGATCCGCATAGCCGCCAACCTGTCGGATGCCCAGTGGGAGCTAGATCCGCTCGCCATGGTCAAGAGCCGCGAAGTGATCGACGGGGACAGCGACGACATGCGCTGGCTCGACCCGCAAGGCGTCATCGTCGGCCTCTACGCCAAGGGTCCCGCAAAGAAAGATCAGTCCGGCTTCGTTGTCGGCTGATCCAACCACTATCGCAGTTAACGCACAAAGGAGCGAACACATGACCGCTTACAAGCTTATCCGCACCGCCGACAACACCGATGTGAAGGTGGGCGACAAAGTCACGTCATTCAGGGGCGAGGTGGCCACGGTCACCGGCTGGCCTACCACGGGCTGGAACCGCGTCTGGGTCAAGTGGGACATGGATGAGGACGGAACCGGCGAGTACTTCCCGAACGTCTTCGACCTCAAGCTGGTGGAGGCATGACCATGGACCACGCAATCTACACCCTCGACCACATGGAAACCGCATGCGCCATCTGGGAGGACATGCTGGAACGCCGCGTGACACTCCCATTGCTTGATGATGCCTGGGGGAACTACGGGACCTGTGCCATGCGCACTGAAGCCGCCACGCTGGCCGTCTATGCCTGTCAGGTCTGGGCCACCATGACCTTGGACGAGATGGACGTGGTCACGCCCTACGACTGGGAGTTCATCCCGTCCCTGATCAACCGCGTCGAATGGGACCCTGAAACAGGGAGCTACGACGATCTCCCCGAACCTCGCGCCATGGCAGACAGCATCCTGAAAGGACGTGACCTATGAGCCGCTACGCCCCAACCCTCGACATCTGGGCGCTCGACGACGAGGCCCGCGCCGCTCTCCCGGTAGGCCAGTGGGTGACCGCTGGTCCCGATGGGCCACGAGGCCGCTTCCTCGGCCAGGGTCGCGCATCCACCGTGGTCGCTTGGCTGGGCAACGCCCGTGGCTCCCGCGATTACCGGGGCTACATGGCCACGCTGCGCACCTATGCCCGCTCGGTGTCGCCATGAGCCTCTACATCGTCACCAAGGCCACCACAGGCCGCTGGGCCATCACCCACGTAGCTCCCGGCTGGCACACGCCAATCGGGGAACACAAGTCACGCAAAGCAGCAATCTTGACCGCACGCCTTCTGGCCGGTCGAGCCGGAAAGGTCGAGATCCGATGAGCCAATATCCACGCTACACCGTCCTCCGCACGAACGGGGCCGTCGCGGAGCTTCACATCTTACGGGAGGATCTCCACGGCTCTCCGTACATCTACGTGCCCCGCGTCTACGACAGGTCCGAGGCGTTCACCATCGCAAGGGCTCTCGCCGGACCCAGTGGCATTGTCGAGTACAAGGAGGGGAACCTCTGATGAACTACCTCATCATGACCGGAAGCATCAACGCGGGCTTCGACTTCACCGGCCCGTTCGCCACCTACAAGGAGGCGTGGGACTACGCCATCCGGCACGACTTCTGGAACTACGAGATCATCGATTGCTTCGTGCCTAAGGAGGGCAGCGCCGATGCGTAACATCATCATCACCAGCAACGCCAAGAAGTTCTTCTGCAACCCAGTCACCGGGGAGAACATAGGGCTGGAGCGATACGGCTCCCACGTCATCCACGGGTGGGACCTGAGCGAGTACCGGGACCACTTCGGTCAACCTACGCCGCCTGTGATCGACATCATCGACATCGGCTACTGGTGGGTACCCTTCGCGGACCCCCATGCGCCGATCCGCTACGAGCCGCCCGTCTGGCACACCCGCGAGGAGGCCGCAGCATGACTTGGCGGTCCATGAAAACCAAAGACCTCGAGTACCAACTCGGGCGTCTTGAGTGGGCCGCAGACACCACGCCTGACCCACTGTGGCGCAAGGCGCATCTCCACAACATCAAGGACGTCAAGGCGATCCTCGCAGAACGAAAGGCCGCAGCATGTACTGGCTCTGCAAGTTTGGACGACACTCGTTCCGCGCCGTCTGGGATGAGAGCGGGATGACCGGCTACGACCAGTGCGTCAACTGCGGTCACCGCGTGGCCTTCTCCTGCTGGAGGTGTGGCTGATGACCAAGCTGCACATGAGGAAGCCCATATGGGTCCTCACCTACCTGATCGATCAGGACGCGTGGTGGCCCTATGAGGCCCCGCACAAGGTCCGCTTCCATGCCGCCGTGCATACCTACTGCTTTGATACGGAGGAGGCAGCACGTCTGCATCACCAATCCCGCATCAACCCAAAGGCGTACAGCGTCCACAAGACGTGGCTCCAAACTGAGGAACCCGAATGACCATCCACGAACTCGCCGCCTCATGGCACATCTGGCTGACCTTCCTCGTCGTCGGCTTCCTCTGGCTCCAAGTAAAGGCGCTCACCAATGGCTGATATTGCCGACACCGTCATCCCGCTCCTCGCAATGGCCTGTCTCTCGGCCCTGACCCTCGCCCTCATCGCAGTCTGCCTGTTCGTCACGCAGCAACTCATCATGGGGGGCCTCGAATGCTGGAAGCGGCGCTAGCCACCATGCAGCTACTCGTGTGGGCCGGGGCCGCTGCCTCGGTCACCCTCGGTTCCATCATCCTCACCCTCGCTTTCAAGGACAACTCGCCGTGCATCTGAACCACCCCAAGCTCGTAGCCGCCCGCATCGCGGCAGTCGCCCACCTCGAACACGTCCGTCTGCCTTCACCGGCTGCGGCCATGGTCAAGAACAACGCCTACCACATCACCGGGGCCGCAGCCTCGGGCGTCTCCTTCAACTGATCCACCAAGCCACGAAAGGGCACACAACATGACGAACTACAAAAACCTCATCGGTAAGCACGTCACGCTCAACTACGACAACATCAGCGGCACCGTCGTTGACATCAATTGCCGCTGGGGTGACGCGGTCATCCTCCGCGACGACGGTCTGGGCTGGCTGTCAACTGGCCCGACAGACGATCTGTACGCAGAGGCGGCATTGCTCGGGCTGTTGAAGGAAGGACAGGAGCCGACCTTCTGGTGGATCTCGCAGCGAGAGATCGTCTCGGTCTCCACCACGGTTCAGCTATCGCTGGACGAGTTCCTCGGTGAGAAGGCCGTACCGAAGGCCAAGTTCAAGCCGGTCATCCCGGCCAAGGCGGTCGAACCCACGGCACCGATGTTGACCCAAGTCCTCGACATGCTCCGCAAGAAGGGCAACGTCACCGCTATCGAGGCCCAGGGTGTCCTGCGCTGCCGCGATCTGCCGAAGCGGATCTCCGAGTTGAAGCAGCTTGGGCACCGCATCCTCCGGTCCTTCCACGTCGATCACACCGGCCAGCGATACGCTCGCTACACCCTTGATGTGTAGGACGTTTACGTGAACGTCACTGGCTGGTGACGTACGTACCCCAGACGTACGACTAAGGTCTAATCCAAATCCGTACGCACTCCATACAATTAGTTAACTATTTGTGTGGACGTGCCTACAAATTGACTTTATTGGGCCTTCCTGCCGGAGGGTCCCGGTAGATGCAGCCCCGCATATAACGAGGAAACTAATTATCTTGTTCGCAACCGCTCAAGCCTATTTTGAAGAGACCGATCCTGAAGGTGCGGCTCTTATGTTCGACTACGTCGTAGACACGGACTGGCTTATTTCCCAGTCGAAAGAGCGGGGTCTCGACATCATCAAACCCAACGACGGAAGCAGTCCATTGTTCGCCGTACAACTGTTGCAGGAGCGCTTTAGTTAGCCTCTTGCAATAATCGCGAAACTGTAGAAGACTGCACGTGGGCAACTGCCAATGGGTCAACCATTAACTCAAGACAGGGAAGACACGCATGTTGAACACTCTCACAGCAGAGACAGTTAGAGCAGCACGGAAGCTCACCGCAATTGTGGAAGAGTTCCGTAAGCTCAACCCCGAAATGCAGGCCCAGCAGATGGCTATCTTCATCGCTGTTGCCGGTAAACCGAATTGCACGATCACCGAGATCGCGGCAATGATCGGCCACCCCGCTTCTTCGGTTTCGCGAAACGTCGCAGCCCTCAGCAAGTACCACCGCAAGGGGATGCTCGGGCTCGATGTCGTCGTCGCAACGGAAGACGCGATGGACCGAAGACACAAGCGCGTAAACCTGACGCCCAAGGGGCAGCGGGTCTGGCAATCCTTGGAGGCGCTCGCGTAGCGTCTCCACAACCAACAGGGGTTTTGAATGTCAGTCATTACCAGAGGCAATTCACATCAGGCGAAGTTCAGGATCGACGGGCACCCGTACCTGAAGTCCTTCTCCTCCTACGCAGAGGCCGAGGGGTGGGAGGCGGATGTCCGTCACGCCGTCAAGCGCGGCCTCCCGATCCCCGGCGAAGAGAAGGTCGTTACCCCGAAGAAGGTGGTCTCGACCGAACTCACCATCGGGCAGGCAGTGGACAACTGCTACAACGAACACTGGATCACCAAGAAGGCACCGCACATCCCGAGGGTCAACTCCGGGGTGTTCGTGGCTTGGGCGGGCAAGGATACGCCGATCAGCGAGGCCCTGTCGAAGGACAACCTCTTCGCCTTCCTGAAGTACCTCAGGGAGACCCGCGAGGTTTGCGCGAAGACGCTGAACCGCTACACCTCCACCATCCGCGTGGTGGCGAAGCACTCCAAGTTCGACATGCCCACGCTGCCGTACCACCGGGAGCCTGAAGGCAACAAGCGGTTCTTCACCCGTGACGAGTACTTCGAGATCATCGAGTACTTCGAAGAGAAGAAGATGAACCGCTGGCGCGACTTCTTCATCTTCCTGTGCGACACCGGGGCACGTCCTTGGGGCGAAGCCTCGGGGCTGACTTGGAAGCACATCACCGAGGGGCGCATGACCTTGGTGGGCGAGACTACCAAGACCGGCAAGACCCGCGTCATCCCGCTCACGGCGAGGGCGCAGGCCGCGATCAAGCGTCAGCACAATCTCGGTCTCGAAGGGCCGTGGTTCGACCTCTACGGCCAGATCGGCCACGATGTCTGGTGCGACCTGCGTCTTGCTCTGCCTCATCTGGACGACACCGTCTGGTACACATGCCGCCACACATGCGCGTCATGGCAGGTCCAGGCCAACGTGCCGATCTTCAGCGTCTCGAAGTTCCTCGGCCACGCCAGCGTCGAGACGACGATGATCTACGCGCACCTCGCGCCTGAACACCTCGCGGACAACCTCCGCGCCTTCGAGGCGGCATAAGATCCGTAAGATCCTGATTTTATCATTGCGGTTGATGATCAAATCATGAGACAAAGGGGCGCATAAATCGCCCTGATGCGACAAAAATGAATAAGGCTGACTTACTAAATAATGAGGCCTTTTCAACAACTTAACCGCAGCATCCACCACTAGGAAGAAGATGACCAATCTTGTCATCGACCCTCGCGATAGTGCATTCATTGCAAAAACGCCTTTAATATCAGCCTAGTGGTGGCTCTCCTTGATGAGACAATCGGTTATCCGCGATAGTGCAGCCGATTGTCTCACTTTTCCCCTCTGTGCAAAAAGATGAGCAAATATGAGCAAATCCACAAATGCCTCCGCATCCGCAGTTTCCCTGTTCAAGTTCCGGGAGAATGAAGTCCGCACCGTAGAGATCGACGGTCAGCCGTGGTTCTCAGCCATGGACGTGTGCTATGCCATTGGTCTCCCCCAGCAGTCACACGGCTACGCGGTGGCGCGGCTAGATGTTGAGCAGAGCATTCTGTATTCAATACAGAGTGGTCGCCGCTCCCAGCGCTTGATCAGTGAAGGCGGGCTTTACAAACTGGTCCTGCGCTCAGACAAGCCCGAGGCCAAGGTCTTCCAGAACTGGGTCACCGAGATCGTCCTCCCTGCCATCCGTAAAGACGGCGGGTACATCCAAGGCGAAGAGCATGTGGCGACCGGCGCGATCTCTCAGGAGGAGTTCTTCAGGAAGGCGATTGCTGTGATGGGGCGTAAGGTACGGGCCACGCTGGCCGACGATGGCCTGTGGTACAAGCTGATGGATATTGGTGTCATGGGTGGTATCCGCGCAGAGCGTGTCGCCAGCTATGTGGGTGCGTTCGTCCGCGCAAACGCCCCTGCGGGTAGCCTCGCACTTCGCCCCATGAAAGATGCGAGCGGGAGGGTGCAGCAGACCATGGTCGTCAACCGCGCCGGTCGTGATGTCGCCCTTCACTACCTCTACGGTAAGTCCAAGGGTGTTAACTTTGGTGCAGCCTGGGCACGCCTCCCTAATCAGATCGACGTTCCCGTCGCCGCTTAATCGATTACCTGCACTATCGCAGTCACCGCAACAAGGAGTACGAATGACGCGCCCCCGCTACCGCATCTGCACCAAGACGTCCCTCTATTGGTACGTCGAGGAGTTTGAACACAAGACCAAGCGCTGGGTCCCGGCGACGGAGACCACGATGATACCTACGGGCAGCGTCATCCATTACAACGAGGAGGCCCCTGTGGTTCGCAACAGTGAAGCCAAGTGCGAGGAGTGGATCGACCGGATGCTCATGAGCTTCGACGCGTGCAAGGCCTACCTCGACGCCAATCCACCAAGGGAGTACCCATGACACCATACGAACGCCAGATAGAACTGGAGATCACCATGGCTGGCCTAGGGACCGAGAGGTTCCTGTCCGGCTACACCAAGAACGTCGAGGGGGACCGCGCCGGTCAGACTGACGCCGGTAGCTTCCTCGTAAGGGGGGCAATCGCCCCGCTGTCGGAGAGCATCAAGTCCTTCGTCGATAGCATCTACGCCGGTAAGCCGGGACCAAAGGCGGTCGCGGCCCGACTGGTGAAAGACATGAACCATGCGGCGGTCGCCATCATCGTCTCGCGGGTGATCCTCAACAAGGCCATCGGTAAGAAGGCGGTCCCGCTCACGCACCTCGCAAAGCAGATCGCTTCCGGCATCGAAGACGAGGCCCGCTTCTGTAAGTTCGAGCGGGAGAACGGCAACCAGTTCCGGCTGGTCGAGGATCGCCTGCGGAAGGACGGGGCGACCGACGCGCATAAGCGGATCGTTCTGGCCTACGCCATGGGCAAGTACGAAGTCCCGTGGGATCGCTGGTCCGCTGGCGACAAGATCCACCTCGGGGTCAAGATGATCGAACTGTTCTGCGACTGCACCGGCCTAGCCGAGGTGGTCTCAGCGGCCAACAGCGCGAACAAGGAGGCGCACGCCGATCAACTCCTCATCCAACTGACCGAGAAGACGGCCAAGTGGGTCGAGGCCTCAGTCATCCGGGGCTCCGAGTTGGCACAGTTCTTCATGCCAACGCTGATCCAGCCGAAGCCGTGGGAGGCCTTATCAGGGGGCGGGTACTTCTCGAACGCCATACGTCCGATTCCGCTCGTCAGGAAGTCCAGACCAGAGCATCGCGAGTTGCTCCAGAAGGCCGACCTCACCGTCGTCTACGAGGGCCTCAACGCCATCCAGAACACGCCGTGGCAGATCAACAAGCCGGTGCTGGCGGTCATGAAGCACCTCATCGGTATCGGCTCGGGCTTGGCAGGGCTCGTCAGCATGAACGACAAAGCCCTACCGGACAAACCCCACGACATCGACACGAACCCGCAGGCGGCACGAGAGTGGCGCTGGAAGGCGCGTGACGTGTACAACGCCAACTACGCCATGACGCTGGGCCGGAAGGGTCAGAAGGACCTCATGGACGTGGTTGATCGGTTCAAGGACGAGGATCGGTTCTACTTCCCCCACAACCTCGACTTCCGGGGCCGCGCCTACCCAGTGCCGATCCTGCTCCAGCCGCAGGGTACCGACGTGGTCAAGGGCCTACTCCGGTTCGCGGACGGCAAGCCTCTG